TCTTAAGACAACGCGTCACCGGTTCAACTATACTCCCTTATACTACAGGAACCTCAGAGACTTATTTTAGTTTTGTAGCTGGACCAGGAAATTATGTTGGTAACTATCCTCCTGGTACAATGCTGGATGTTACAGCTATTGTAACACTTCTTACGCCAACTGGAACTCTAGCAGTTATGCGTGATATGGGCAAGACAATCAAGGCATCTGTATCAGCAGGTTCAGCCTTAGGTACACCTGGTTTTTTCCGTCAAGTTCAGATAATTGTACCTTCAATTGTTGTAAATCCTTTATCGCAAACTAATAATGGTGTAATTGGATCACTACCTGGAACTTTACCTACTGGTAATTCTGGTGATGGTGGATATGCAACCTTCTATATTCCTATCATTGTAGGTGGGGTAGTTGCTTCCGATGCTACTGGTCTTGCTCCTCTTGCCATTAGTGCTGCAGGTATAGCTGTTGGCGAACAACTATAAGCTATTTAGTTCATTACTATTTGATTTAATCTAATATTTTATAAATATTTAATTATTTCACAAACATATTTAAACTCTTCTACTATTAATAAATGATGAACTCAATGCTAGGAGCTCTTGTGGGTGATGCGGCTGGTGCTACATTAGAATTTTGTAATAAAGAGATAACTGAACAAATGGCTTTAAATGCTATGACAATGCCAGGTGGTGGAGTTATTCGTGTTGGACCAGGTCAAATCACAGATGATGGTGAATTAACTCTTACCCTTTGGAACTCTCTTAATTCATTTGAAACAAGTAAAATAGTTCCTATTTTAACTCTTATGAATGGTTATAAAGATTGGTATAAATCGTGTCCTTTTGATATAGGAAGAACTTGTAGTCAAGCATTTGAAACTTTTTATGATTTTTTTAAAGAGCAATATGTTCATACCCTTCAGAATTGTAAAGATATAGTTAAACAATTAAATGAATATTCTGAAGCAAATGGGGCTTTAATGCGAGCTACAGCTATTGCTACTTGGATTGTTAAAAATCCAGATACTACAATTGAAATGGGTGTAGAATGTGCTAAAGAAGATGCTCGTCTATCTCATCCTAACATTATATGCCAAGAAGTCAATGCTATTTATGTGTTTGCTATTATTAATTTATTACGAGGAAAAACTCCTAATGAAACAATTATTTTACTTAATAAATTTATTAATAATGAAATTACATCTGAAAGAGTTAAAATTTGGTATTTTGAAGAATCACTTAACATAATTGATATGAATGCTACAAAAGATATTGGACATGTAAGATGGGGATTTGTAATGGCTATATATTTTTTACGATTTCCTGAAATTAGCTTTGAAGATGCTATAAAAATAACATTAATGAAAGGTGGAGATACTGATACAAATGCGGCCATAGTTGGAGGTTTAGTTGGAGCTTATCAAAATATTCCTGATTATATGTTAAAACCTGTATTAAAATTTGACTGTACTATTGAAGGTAAAAATCATCATAAAAGACCTGATGAATATAGTGTTAAAAAAGTTATTGGGCATTTAATTCAGTTATAAAATAGTTGTAAGATAATAGAGAAATGTTCAATATCTATTTAGGAATATATATTGTTACTGCTATAATTGTTGTTGCTGGTGGCGCCTTTTCATTAAATAAGAAACAAAATACTATTGGAGCAATTTTATTCTTTATTGCTTCTTTAATAATTTTTATAGTATTTGGTTTGAAATGGTTTAGTCCTGGTTCGGCATTATCTGAAACTCCGGTTTCATGGCCTCCTCAAATTAATACCTGTCCAGATTATCTTGTATATTATAATCGTGCTATGCCTGATGGTACAACAGAAGGATCCTGTATAGATTTATTAGGTATATCGAAAAATGGGTCTTTAAAGATTTTCCCTAAAGATGCTAATTCTGTACCAACTACTTCAGATTATTATTTCTCTTTACAAACTAAAAGCAGTGATAGTAACGGAAAAAATGCTGAATTATGTCAAAGAGCTATTTCTTTTGGGTTAACTTGGGAAGGAATTACAAATGGAGAAAGCTGTATTTCATCAGGTGGGCCTGTTGCTCCTATAATACCAAGTGGAAATAATTGTCCATCTAATTAATATTTTTAAGTACTATATTATTCTTTATCATTTTCAATTAATTTTTTCATTTTATTTATTATATCCATTTCAAAAAGCGTAGGTGGCTTTCCTGAAAATGATGGTAATGGGTCTGTAAGTCTATGAAATAAATTTGTATCAAAACTATTATTTGATACTTTAATTGTATTATTTTTTGATATTAATTTTGTATTGTTTGACATGGATTTTATATTATTTGGTATTGTTTTAATATTAGGTGTTTGTATATTCATTAATCTTGAATTAGATTTCAATTTTTTTAATGTATTATTTTTAGATTTATATAAATTAGAACTATTTGTATAATATTTCCTTTTATTAAATGTATTATTCTTAGATTTATATAAACCAGAACTATTTATATTAAAAAATGGTCCTGTTTGATTAATAATTGCCCCACCATTTCTTACATGATTTACAGATAATTTAGTAATATTATTTTTCCAAGGTAAAAACATATCAAATGTGTTTGGTATATCTAAATCAGTTGGAAGTATTATATAACTTCTATATACTCCTGATTCACCAATAAAATAATATCTATGATATGGTGTAAATAATATTTCATCTTCTGTCTTATGAATTGATATAGGCCCTATATTCATATATCTACAACCTGGAAATATGTAAAAAATATAAATATTATTCAAATTAAATCTTTTAGCTACTTCTTTTGTTATAGTTGTAGAAGTAAATGAATTAATATAATACATTTTATCTATATCTTTTTCTAAATACAACTTTGATGTTCCTCTGTAAACTTTAAATATCTTTGTTAATAATAATGGCCCTTTCTGAATAGCATTATATAAATTTACAAAATAATAATAATATAATCGTTTATTATATAATTCTATTTTTTCAATTATATTTTTAGGATGTTTTTTTGATAATAAATTATATAATATATTTTTTTTAAATTCTATGTTTATATCTGTATATAAAAATATATTTAAATTTAAATATCCTTGACCACTATAATCTCTTATACATCTAATATCAATATTATTTATATTTTTAGTAATAGGTACAGATAAATCAAATAGTATTATATTATTTTTATTATTAAGTAAAGATAAATTATATGATACATTATTTTTATTATTTTTAATATAAGAAGAAATCATATTTAATTTATCATTTGATATTTCTCTATTAGCTACTAGTTTTGTAATGTAATCAGATTGATTTTTTATTTGTTCTGTAAATATTTTATTATTAATAATATCATTTGTAATATCTTTTACATTTTTACTAATTGGATCATTAATATTAATTTTAAACCCACGTTCTATATATTTTTTCATACGTTTAATTAATATTGGATTACCAGAATATAATAATGATAAATAATGATTTTCTAAAAATCCATTCTTTTTTTCAACGTGTTCTGGATAGGTCATAAATATATTTTTTCCATCATACCAATTTTCACAAAATGTTAAATCTGAATTTTTTATTACATCTGATGGAAATCTATCATCATTTATTTCTACAATATCCATTTCTGAATATTTTGGAATATTCTTAGAATATTTAGTTACTGATAAAATTCCATTTTTTAAAAAAAATGAACTAGGAACATTCGATACTTTATATTCTTCTACTTTTTCTGGTTTAAATATTTTTGTCATAGTTTCTTTAAATTTTTCTATATGTTTTGTTGGAACATACAAATCCATATCAACAGATTTTTCATCTATAAATGAACCAATAGCTTTTAATATAAATCCACCACCTATTATTACATTATAATCTTTTAACACATTATTTATATATACAATTATATATCTATTTAATGATTTAGAAATCAATCTTGTATTATTTTTTAGCCAATAATCTTTAAAATATTCTACAATTGCTTTTTCTATTTTTGGAATATATTCTGGTTGTGAAATTTCTTTTATATCATTTTTAAACTTACTAGCATTTGTCCATATTGTTTTTTCAACCAAATAATCTAATCTTGATTTCATAGTTAGTTTAATATCTTCAGGTGTTAACGATAAAATTAAATCATAATTTGGAACAATTAATGTTTTAATTTGATTATCTATATCTGTATTAGATAAATCTCCAAATATTTCAAATGCTTCAGGTGATATTTTTTTATTTCTCATTGTATCAATTTCTATAACAGTCATATTGAACATTTTTTTACCACCTGTAGCTTTTAATGTAAATGTTCCTCCATTATCAATACGAACTGCTGCAGATCCATCGTCTGGAATTATAATATTATCTTTTGTTAATCCTATAACATCCCAATTTGCTATTAATGCATCAATTATAAATCCTTGTTGAAGTTCTTTTTTTGCTTTTTCATATTCTATAAATGTAGCATCTCTAAGAAGTTTTCCATCAATATATTTAAGAATTAATGCTCTATTCTTTGTATCTAAATAATGTGTAGGAACAGGAATACCAAGTTTCTCATATATATTATTTGCTACATTTTCTAACAATACTTGTTCGTATCCACTTTCACTTTTTTTTGATTTTTTAATAACCCATTTTTTGTTATCCGTACGATTCATAAATAAATCAGCACCAGTTGAACCATTTAATGATGAATAATATATCATATTATTCATTTGTGGAATTATAGTATTCATTATATTATACTATATACTGAATAGTATATATATATATATATATTATTACTGAATGTAAAGAAAATTTAACATAGAATATATAGTATGGTTCGTACAAGTTTACCAGAAACAGAAACAGGATGTCTTCATCCTGAAATTGAAGAAGCTATGATAAAATGGATAAAAAATCGTTCTCATCCAGCTTTTCTTTTAATTGGTAGTCCTGGAGTTGGTAAAACAACAATTGTTTATAGAGTATGTAAAGAAGCAAATTACTGGACTCAGGAATTTAATGCTAGCCACACAAGAACAGGTTCAAGTTTTCGTCAAACTATTATGCCTCTTTTAATTGAAACAGGTGTTAGTAAATGGATTCATCCTGAAACACCTAATGGCAGAGCTGTTTTATTAGATGAAATGGATGGTCTTTCTCAAGGAGAAAAAGGAGGGTTACAAGAATTACTTGACTACTTAAAATCTAAAAGAAACTTTAATAATAATTGTCCATTAATTTTAATTTGTAATATTTTAGAAGGACGTATTATGCAACAACTTTTGAAATATTGTTGTGTTCATTATGTAGGTATGCCTAAAAAAGAAAAATTAATTGAATTCTTTAAAAAAGATATTTCTGATTCTTTATATCAATTAGGCGATATTAGAAAAGTATCACAAAGTTTAATATATCAAGATAAAAATAGTAATTATAATTTAGGAAAAGAAGAGTCATTAGATAAAAATATTCATGTTGCAATCAGAGCCGCATGGTTCACATTATTTAAAAATTGGGATAAAAACGATGAATTAGATCTTGAAACTAAAGATGCT